AGAACACCCAAAGATACTTCGTGTTAATGTCAAAGAAATAGGACGGTTGTGCAAACATACTCGCACCTGTTGTCTCTACTGTAAATTTTCGCTGATAATCACTTCTTGCGTGTCCAGTTTCATACAAGCCCGATTTGAAGTAGGGCAATCTGCGAATATAGATTGTCAACTTCTTTGTCTCAAATGATGTATGTCTACCATAATAAAATTCACCCTCTGCACCAATAGTGAAGAACAAACCGTGATTATCGTCATATCTGGCGAACACATTATCCACATTAAGTAAACCAAGATTAGAATTTGGCAACTGCGAACCCTGAATAAGGTCAAAAGGTGAAAAGTTCTGAAAAGCATAGTAAACAGAACCCGTGCCTGCGTCTCCTGTGTCCTTATGTGTAAGAGAAAGTGCAGAGATATTTCTATTGGAGTTTCCGTGTGACGGTAACCACTCCCAAACTTGTTTTACGCTATTCTCTGAATACTGAAATGCAGATGTCGTAGGCGAACCTCTTAAAAGGTCGTCGTCGTGGTCAGTAGGAATAACTGTACCGCCTGCGTGGGCGACACACATATTCACATCATTGCCCTGAATGAAGTAATCGTCAGGGTCAGGCTCGCCTGTCTGTTGGTCAACTGTGAAAGCGTTTTCATAGCAGAGAATACCACCGTACCAAGTTGACCATAACGGCATTGTCTTTGTGTAATCAATACCGCCCATATAGTTGTTTGCATAAATATCTCTTACTGCATTTGTAATGATATTGTCGCCCTCGACTGTCTCATTCTTGCCTGTCGTAGGGTTGTGCAAAGTAAGTTTAATATGTCCCTTCAACTTAGGGAGGTTAACCTGATTAAACCCTGTTAAATATGTCTTATCCTTTGCCATTCTATTACCTCCTTAACAAACTATAATTTCATTCAAAATAAGTGTTTTGCCTGTTTCAACATAAAAATACAAATATCCGTTTGTATCTATGTATAAAAAACCATAAGTCAAAATAACAATGTAATTATTGCCCTGTCCTGCGGTTTGTGATATAGGCAAATCTTCCGTATGAAAATACATAGTGAATGAAGTATTTTGCAACTTGCCCTTAAAGCAAAGCAAATCATAATCAAGGACATTTATATCATCATACACCAAAGGCTCTGCCCATTTATTTGTGGTATCAGTGCCTTCAAGAATAATATTTTGTTTGCTTAAAGAACCGTCAACAACAAGACTATTTACCATTTTCTTTCCGTTGTAATACAATGCCATAGTCTTATCTCCTTTATGTACTTGATTTTGTGTAGCGAAGTACAAATGTTTTTACATAAGCCGCATCGTTTCGTGTGGCTTGTAATTGAATGACATCACTTTGAAGATTAGCAAGACCGCTACCTTGATAATTGTTAACTCCCATAAATTCAACACCAAGTATTCTTGAAATATAACTTGCAGTAATTCCTGTGGAAGTCCACGAAGAATAACTGACGGTTAATTGACTTGATAAATCAAAAGACTTCTCATAAATCGTACTACCATCAATCCAAGTACCGACAACTTGCTCCGTTTCGGAATAGTGAACCGCAGGAACACCTTGAGGTGTCCATTGACCGCTACCTGCCGTATCTGTTGTTTTGGTGTAACGGATTGTAAATATAACATAATCACAAGTAATATCTGCTGACGCACGGGAAAGTACAACACTCGTTCTTGATACCGCTATTGTCATACCATAATTGCCGAGTAGATTGAACGGCAAGGCTCTTTTATCAGTACCGCTTGAAAGTACAATAAAGCCTTGTGGGGTTTCTATCGGAGCATCAACATTAAGGCTTGTTATATCGTATGTATAACCCGAACCTGTCGGAACTGTTACATTCTGTAATACAATCGTCTTTTGATACAACGGCTTTCCGTCAATCCAAACACCAATCTCACGCTCATCTTCTGAGTAAATTACAGGTTGAAACTCGTTCTCACTATTACCCGTTACATCTGTTACATTGATAATACCTTGCTTTTCTGCGTCTGTGAGCAAATCAAACTCGGCTTTGGTCATTGACCTCAATACTCGCACAACAGTTTTTCCATTGGTACTATCATCAACAGAATTAGCACCAACAAATTGCATTTTTGTTCTCTGTGTAAGTGCAGTACCACTATCATCAAGGATAGTGTGTCCGCCACCTCCACCACCGCCTGAACCAAAGTCAACGGCTTTAGCCTCTTCCCACTTTGTACTATCCCAAGTACCTGTTACATTATCTGCTTTGCACTTATAAAGTGTTCCGTCGTGCAGAGCAGGGTCGCCTGTGTTATATGTTTCGGTAGTATCGTATTCTTCTGCGAAGTTATTTAAGGTTTGATTGATAGCACCGACAATCTTCTTATTTGATGTTTCAAGATTAGTAAAGTCAACACCCTCCGTTACTTTACGAGCAATCTGTGTCATAGGCGCACCAAAAGTAGCGTCAGTACCACCGTTGTCTTGTGAATACGGAAATACTGCGTCATTGTTTATCTGTAACGCCTCACTTAATTCACTTATCTTAATTTTGCCGTCTGCCATTATTTCTCTCCTTAATCAGATATGAAACTATTGCCACTTTCGTCTGTTAAATCTAATTCACTTTCTGTTGTGATATATAAGCCACCCTCAAATGTAATGTTAGGTCTTAACTCACCTGTTCCCTCATACAACGGAATGGTTTGAACACTACTAATATTATACAATGAAATGGTATCAGAAACACTCTCAAATACTGCATTTCTCATTACGACCTCAACATCTTCGTTGATTTCAAGAACACCAAGACCTGCAAAGTAATCAAGAGTGAGTTCATCTTCTGCCGTAATCTTACCGCTAAATCTACCGACAACATCAACCTCTTGTCCGAAGATACTTGCTTTAACAGAGTTTTCAGGTATTCTTACAAAACCGCCATCAACAGTTGCCCATATCTCCCAAGTCGCTCTTTCCCAAGAACCTAAATTAGTTATCGGGTAACTTAATGTAACGATATGTTGTCCGTTCTCTATTTCTTCAACTGCAAGATAAGGCTCAAGGTCGCTTGGTACTTTGTGTAACTCTGTTCCCGTACCGAAACGATAATAGAATGTTACATCGCACTTGCCGTCTCTTGTATGCGTGTTATTTGCGATACCACGCAAAGAAACGACATTACCGTTAATGTCTTTTATCTGTGTCTCTGTCGAGCCATTATACGCTTTTACGGGTACTTCCACTTGTTCTGTCGTTGTTGTATCTTCAACATCGGCGTCCAGTAATATCGTAGCCACAAACAAAGCGTCTGTGTTAGCCGTAGGAGTAAACTCTACTCTCGCAATCATCTTGTCTTGCTGGTCTGCAATAACTCGCTCTGCCTCATTCGTGAAGTGAATGAACTGCAATTTACTCTTTGCAACTGCTTGTGATAGTATTCTCTGACCTTGTTGGTCAACAACTTCTTGCATAAGATAAGGGTTAATACCCTCACTATGAATAGACATACCTTGATGAAACTTCCACTCATAACTCGTTATAAGCGTGTAAAGAGTGATTTCAGGCGTTCCTCTCAAAGTTAGCGATAATCTATCTCCGCAATCAAATGAAGGGTCTGACGGCATTTCTATCTCGCTTGGAGTGTATGCGATAGTATGCAGATAGGTAAACAACTCTGTTGTTCTCTCTGTAAGGCTTGTTTCAGAACCCAAATCCCAAGCAGGTGCGTCCTCAATAATCATTACGCTACCAACTTCATTCGGGTCTTGTGTTCCTGCACTATAAGTACCATTCAAGCCCGTTACTGAAAGACCGATATAGTTTGTAAGATAATCAGCAGGCACACAAGAGTACCAATCTGTGTAAGACAATGCCAAATCAGTTTCAACAGAAAACTTCTTTATCTGCAATTTACCTGTTCTATCATCAAGAGCAAAACAACCTAACATCTGACAGATTGTTTTAACTGCGTCACGGTATGTATTTATGCCGTGGTCTTTTGCCATTTCAAGCGAGTATTCATAGTTAGGAAAATTGAGCAAATCACTTTCTGTAAAGGCTAACTGATAACCAGTTTGTCTCTCAATATACTCAAACAACTGCCAAACAGTACCGCTAAAAATGATACCGCCAATATCTTTATCAAGCAAAGTCATATTATCGTATGCAGTAAGATTGACAATATCGTGAGGTCTGTCTGCGTCTGCTACTGTATAAATACCAAGAGGTATTGTCTCGAATGTATTTTCTGCAATCTCAATCTTATAGAACAGTTCAACTTTTGCCCCAAAGAATGAGTATCTATCCAAATCAGTAAAGAGCGAAAGTTTGAGAGTGCTTGCATAAACACCCCCAAACTCTAACTCATCACTGTCAATACATTGTTTACTAATCGTAATCGAATTAGTAGGCATAACAGAACTGTCTACTGTAAGCGGTTGCAGTCCACTACTCGTAGGAAATGTAACTGTACCGTATACAGTATCAAAAGGTCTGCTCGCTCGTCTTATAGCGGTCTTGTATTCTGCACTAGTCTGATACATTAGAAAGTTGAACCTCTTACAATATTCTGTTGCTTAACATATCTTGCATTTGCCTTGCCAATGTCTTTGTCACCAATGACAAGATTTTTGTTTTCAACAACCGTAATCAACTGTTGTAATAATTGTATCATTTCTGCGTTACCATTGTTAGCCAAAACCTCTGCAACTGCTTGTTTGATAGTATCAAGCGGTGCCTCAATGTTTGTGCCGTTGGACTGGTCACCCAAAACTGCCATAAACTCTCTATTCGGAGGAATTACCGCACCTTGAGCAAGGTGAGGAATACTAATATAATTGAGTTTCGGTAAAGAGAAACCTAACGCATATTCTGTACCAGTAATCGGGTTTGTAAATTGAATATCGGGTAACACATTAAGCGTATCAACAAGACTGTTAATTCCGTCAATGCACTTGTTTACCATTCCCTCAATAATATCAAGAAAACCGTTGATTGGGGTTTTAACGGCGTCTTTGAGTTGGTCAAAGACAGTTACAACATTCAACTTGATACCAACAAGTTTCTCATAGATTGCACCCTTAATCTCTTGCCACTTATTTGTAAGCGTGGTTTTAAGTAATTCAGCCTTTTCTTCTGCGGCGTCTTTCACCTCTTGTAATTTATCTGTGATGTTTGTCTTTACACCAACAAATTTCTCATAAGCAGTACCTTTGATTTCATCCCACTTTGTAGAGAGGGTGTCGTGTAATGTCGTTGCCGTAGTTTCTGCCGTTAGTTTAAGATTATCCCAAACAACACTAAGGTCGGTACTAAGTAATTGAAAATTACCCTTAACTTTGTTATATGTTTTTTCAGACGCAACTGTAAGTTGGTCCCAGCCAGCCTCAATCTCTGAAATTCTTCCGTCTCCGTCTGCGTCTGGATGAGAAGGGTCTTTTCCAAAATCTTTCCACATATCGCCCCACAACTCACCAAAATCAACTCCTTGTTCTTTTAAGTTTACAAGAACTAATAACGGACTTATAAGACCTAGTAATACATTAGACAATCCGTTCCAAGCCTCTGTTATTTTGGCAACTTTCTCTGGGTCTGACAAATCACCGAATAACAGTTTAGACATACTTTCGCCTACACCAAGAAGTCCTCTCTCTATCAGGGCGTCAAGCGGATGTTCTTTCCAATCAAATTTAGGCTCGATATATACAGGTATTGTTATTAGTTGGCCGTTTTCATCATAGCCGTAATTTTCACCGACTTTAATTTTGCTATTGACGAAGTCCATTAAATCGTCTCCGAGAGACTGACCCCACTCCCAAACAATTCCGCCTACTATCGTAATTGTAACATCAGTCGCGGTTAACAATAAGTGAGAAACCTTAATTAAAATCTCTTTCAGATTAAGGCCGTTCATAAACTTTGTAATAGCATTAACAAGTTCAGTTTCATCTGCCGTGTCAAAGAAACTAATTATATTGTCCAATAACTGATTGCACATATCATTAACATTCAGTCCTGCTTGTTCCCAATCAGTTTCAGTTAAGAACTTGTTTAATCCCTGGGCAATCATTCCTCCGAAGTCCGTTCCTCGGGTCTCATCGAGAAATGCTTGTATGCCATAGATTATAGTATTGAACAAACCGGCTCCAAACTCTCCAACATCTTCCCAGAATTTAGGGTCACCAAACAGTCCGACCAAGAAAGAGCCAAGAGACTTCATTATCTTTTTGACTGTCTCGTAAACATCTTCCCACTTAATGTTTTCGAGAGCGTTCATAATTCTATCCTTAATAGCCGCACCTACGGCAGAAAAGTCTGCGTTCTCCCAAGCGTCTTTGAGCATTTTTAAGAAACCGTTTTCCTCGGGGTCAACGATTTTGAACATTTCGTTGGGGTCAGGCATATACTCATCTGCAAGACCACCTCCGCCACCAGAGCCTGTTCCGTCGGGGTCATTATCAACTCCGAGTACATTCAGGTCATCAAATGCGGCAAGTCTATCCGTAAGTTTCTTTACCTTATCTGCGGCTCCGCTCGCACTTCCACCTGCATTATCCAGACTGTCAGCGTAGTCTTTTGCCCTAACTCTAACGGCGTTGAACGCTATTTCCTGTCCGAGTAACGCACTCATAAATCTTGCAACCGCATTACCAACTTCTGCCAAACTATCAATAAGTTTAACGAGTATAGGTCTAACATAAGTAATAATGGGAGAAAAAGCGGCGGCCCAAGCGTTCTTCAAAAACAGTAATGAGGACAACAAATCAGTAATACTTTCATTAACAATATTATTACCGTCATTAAACTGTGCAAGATTTTGTATTCCTTCTCCAATATACTTTCTTAATCTACGGACAAGAAAGAACAAACTTCTAAAACCAAGTACATACTTGGTGATGTTAGTAATCATATGCTTAAAGTTAGACCGCATAGAGCGAGCCATTCCGTCAAAAGAAGATTTAACCTTATTTGACGCTTTATCAAGGCTCGACATAGTGCTTTTCAAAGACTTTAAGTTTGCCGAAACGGCCTTTGCAAAATCTGTTCCAGATTTCTTTGTCTTTTCGTGTTTCTCTGAAACACCGTTCAACTGCTTTTTATAATCAGAAATTTGTCCAGTTAATACTGCGATTAACTGTATTATTCGGTTATATGTAGGGTCTGCGTCTTTCGGCAAGTTTAAGGTTTCAAGTGTCTTTTTTGCCGCATTAAGTTCATTAAGGCGTCTAATGAGTTCCGCAATATTCTCTGTTGCGGCATCCGTTTTCATAGCCTCGTCTATACGACTTGTCGTTGCTATTACACCTTGAACAGTATTTTGCAGTTCTGTAAGTTTTTGCTCGGCCGTAGGTTCTTCTACGGTATTATTAAACTGTTTTTGAGCCTCTTTACTATCATCAATGGCTTTTTTCAGAAGGTTGTACTGGTCTTTAAGTTGAATGGGCATACCCATATCAACTATTGACTTCATAGCCGCCTTTAACTCGTCAATATTTTTCCGAGCGTCAAAATCGTTGTCAAATTTCATTGTAGGAATTTTGACAACCGTATCATTTATCTTTTGAACATTCTGCTCAATCTCTTGGGCGGCGTCAACGACAGGCTCACCTGCTTTTCTAGCCTCTGCGTTAAGTTCGTTTAATTTTTTGCGTACTTGTTCAAAGAAATCTCCGACAGAATTAAATTCATCACGCAAAAGGTCAGACATTTCGAGGTCTTTTTTGACATACTTGATTGCCTCATCTGTGTCTAAAAACAGTTGCGTTAAATCAAATCTGTCTTTATTTCCCAACTCGGTTGATAATACCCGTCCGAGTTGAGTTACTTGCTCACTTGCGTCTCTACCCGTAACTTTGAGATTGTAGATTTCCTGGATAAGTTCTTTTATTTCGTTGGTATGGTCTTCGGTTGATGTGCCTTTCGTTGCGGATGTTGCACTATCGCTAGTAGCCGAATTGGCCTCAGCGACCTTATCTTTTAATTTATCTGCGGCATCCGTGGCATTTCCAAGTCCCTCTGTAACTTTGTTTATTGCGGCGTCAGCGTCTTCGGCATTATCTGCAACATCCTTAGTATGCACTCCGAGTTCCTTGGCCTTGTCAGCGGCAGTCTGTTCGTTGTTAGCCGTGTCAGCGGCTTTTTTGTTGAGGTCCGTATAAACCTCTTCCATTACCTCAACATTCGCCTTAAGTTTTGTAGATGTGTCAGACACCTTCTCCATCGCATTACAGACATAAGTTACCTTTTTATACTGTGCGTCAAAGGTGTTGTTAAGTTCTTTTTGTTGGGCTAATAATTCACTTTCCTTAGCCTTTGCATCTTCCAGTTGCTTTTTCGCATTTTCCCAAGTAATCTTGGCAGCCGCTTTTTTATCTTGGTCTTTTGTTCCAGCGTAAATTCCTTGTAAACTCTTAACGCTTTTTCCTTTTTCGTTACCCTCTAATACTGCGATTTGTTTTTGTACTTCTGCGAGATTTTTTTCATTCTCGGTTATGGCGTCAACAGTCTTAAATATGTCCGTTAATTTATTTTCATAATCTTTAAGGCCCTCGGTTCTAAACCCTTTGGCCAAAGTCAAGACGGCCTCACCTGCTTCGGTTGTCTTTTCAGACAAAAGACCCGCCGTCGTTAGTGTGTCTTTCAAGTAGTTTTGCAGTTTCACAAAACCTTGATTGTTTACTCGGACATTAAGCATTTTCTCCAATCTAGGACCAAATGCTTTTGCCTCTTGTATCGCCTCTTTTGTATCAAGGACTAATTTTATTTCAGCGTCTTGTGCCATATCGCATTACTCCTTATTCCAGAGTTGATTAAGTAACTCGTCATCTTCTTTTTGTTTCAGAGTACGCATATCCCAAGTAAAGTATTGAGGATTATCTCTCCTAAACTCGGTCTCGTACTTTTCGAGTTTCTTGCCTTTTGCGATTTTACTTCTTATTCCTACAACAGTTGATAAAGCACTTTCACCAACTGCATTAAAATATCCCATAAATGTCCACCAGTGCAAGTATACCTCGGCTCTTATTTCTTTGCCCGCAACTTTATTTACGGCAGAACTGATTAACTGACTGTCTGTTTCCCAGTCGATAGTCTTATAGTTCATTTCTCCCTGTGAGTGTTCTTGCCCACAATTAAAAAACAAAAACGCACTATCAATCAGAGATTTGATTGTTTCTCCGTCTAATGATAATACGCTCTCTATGTCGTTAAAATCTTCATAGAAGATTATTAAGCAAGCAAGGGTTCTTTCACTGTCCGACAACTCTATATCATTAAGGACTTGAAAACAATCTAGCACCATACGATAATCTCCTCGATTGCGTATGGTGTAGACTGTATCGTTTAATAGCACTGTTGTCGGTAATTCATACATTTATGTCACTTCTTCTTGTTTGTGTACTTGCTTACTCGCTTGTCAACATTGGCCTTTACCTTATTAAACTCTGCATTAAGACCATTAGTGTAAAGAGTGGATATTTTATCAATGATACGCTCAAATCTCCATTGTCCTCCAACAGGGTCAAACATATTTCCTGAAGGGGCACAGATTTCAGAAACATTAGTATCAAATATATGGTCAATCAAAGCCCTCATCTGGGCGTCAATATCATCCAGAGCGTCAGCAATCTTTCCTAAAAGTTCGCTCTTATCTTCCATATCATCAGGAATACTCGTAATCTTCTCTTGCGCCTCTTTAAGTAACTTATCAAGTTTAGGGTAGTCTGTTTTAAGGCGAGAAAAAACATTGAGGTCAGATACATTAAGTTCCAACATCCTGTTAAAATCACCGTTAATTCTAAATTTCTTCTTTTCAACAAAGCCTAAGTCAACATCAACAACATCAGGCTCCTTAACTTCTTCTTTAACCTCAGGCTTGATTTCCTTAGGCTCTGCGATAACCTGCTCGGCGTCTTTTTTAATTGTATCGTCTATCATAAATTCCTCCAAAGAGATTGAGTTTACTCCTGTATGAGCAAATAACCCATACAGGAGTTGCTAACTCAATTATACATTAGTATCAGGTGTAAATGTGAAGTCATCAGACAACTTATCTACAAGACCGTTTGTGATAGCATTTGAGAAATATGCAGAAATAGGCATATTTACATTTGCGTCTCCACCGAAAGAGTTGTAGGTGATTGTGCAGTCTGTATGACGCTCTGCCTCATAACCGTTATCTGCGTCTCCTACGAAAGCAGTAATGACATAGAGAGTAAATGAGGACAACTCTGTGATTGCGTTTCTCTTTCTAATGTCATTCAACTTTGCACCGAGCAAAGAACCACCAAGAATGAGGAACGGGTCGAAGTCCTGCTGAGGCTGGGTCTTATTGAGGTCAGAATAGTTGATACCGAGAATATCTGTTGTAGTCTCAATATCAGCATTGTACTCAATAGAACTGTCCTCTGTTCTACGACCGAGAATTTCACGGTTAACTCTTGTGTAATAAGTGTTTGCCGCCCAAGTAGGTGCAGTATCACCCGTTACATGGGAATATGTCGGGGGCGTTCCTGCAGTCTGTGTGTAATACTCCTTGTAGTTAGTGTCCCAATCACCAGGCTCTTTGTCCTGGAGAATGTACAACTTACCACTGTCGTTGTCTCTCCATTCAGCAACGGTAATGAGCAACTTTCTCTCTGCTCTCTGATGGAGACCGAGGTTAAAATTACTGATAGCCATAATTTTCTTTCTCCTTTCTTATGACCAAAGCACTTTTGAATAGTCTATATAGTCAATCCTTATCTCCATACTGTACAGAGCGAGAGCAGGACTAACTTCTGTGTTAATACCGTCGATTGACGGGTTTTCTGCGGTAGTGTGCATTTCTTCGATAACACACTGTTCGCCAAAATCAGGATATATTTGATTTTCGCCTTGTTCATTTACCCAGTCCATAAAGGCTTGCATATCGGCTAAATCATCTATGTTCTCACCAACGATTTCATCTTTTGCGATTGCCATACTTGTTATAGATTTAGCAATTACAATCGAGAAGGTGTATTGTTTCATTACACTGCCGTCAACGAATTTACGATTTAAGTAAACATCATTGTTGTCCGTTACAATTTGAACATCATCATCTTTGGCATTGATGAAGTTGACAAAAATGGCACTTGTAGATATGCCTGAGTAAGTTGTGATGAAATCAATTACGGCTCTATTTTTATCAACTGACATTAACTCGTTTACCTACTTTCTTGATATAACGCTGATAGTATGTCTTATATCTGCGTGAGTAAGGGCTATTAAGTCTAGTATATTTCAAATACTTTACAACATTTATTGACGGCATTTTACCTCTCATTCTTAACCAGCCGTCATCAAACATAGCCTTTATTTCTTTTTGAATGTCCTTCATCAGGGGTGACCAAATACTAGAGGTGTCCCTAACATACTCTAACCACTTTGCGTGCGAGTTAGGATTAGTATATCCGGAATAGGTGATAATTCTTCCGTCAGGAAGTCGCAGAGGCGGTCTGGGTTTTCCAAGTTTTCCACCAGTAGGATGTTTTGTTCCTTTTCCCCTCGGGGATACCCAACCACTATGCGTTGCCGGAGAATGTGACTTGCGTAAATCACGAGGATTAAACGCTCGTTGCTCCCAAGTCGCATAGTTTGGACCATACACAATACCGTAATACTGATAGAGAACATATTTCACATTAGTTGTGTTTCGGTATCGTATGTCTATTTCAGCATGGCCGGTTAATCCCTTATTTATACCAACATACAAACCCTCTGTTGCAAGTGTGCCGCTATTACGCGGAACATAGGGGTGAATTGTTGCAACTAACATATTTGCGATATGGTCTTTTGCATTTTGATTTACTGTGCCTTTCAGCGTCATCAAAATCTGGTCAACGAGCAGTTTGGAATCATATTCAAGTGCAACCAACCCGGCTCTTTCTCGTACCGAGTTCGTATAATTCCAGTTAATGTCGTATCGTCTTGCGTAAGCCATTATTATTTACCAAGTATCTTATAGTGCGGCAAATCTACTCCAGTTTGCACATTGTTTGTATATGTATCAATCTCAAGGCAAGCGTCGTATTCCTTGTACTGTGCGATTAAGTCATTAGACCGCTTACCCGGTGTATACTCATCTATATCTTCTTCAATTCGTCCTAAAATAATTATATCACCGTTAGCGAGTGTAAAGCGGGTAGTTTTATCTGCAAGTTCTCGCCACTCTCGTTTTTCAAGAAAACGCCTATCTTGAGGTATACGGCAGATAATCGTTTTGTTTTCTGTGATTACTCCCACAGTAGATACGCCATATCTACCCATACTAAACATAAGATTTTGTGCTTTCCAGAAACAATTATTTACAATAGTTCTATACCAACTAATTCTTTGTGTAGTTGGGTCAACATACTTGTTATAAATTGTTATGGTCTTATCCCACCACGGAAACGGAAAATTACTCACCCGGATATAAACCTCTGTATAACAACTTTCTGCCTACACTATTTACGATACCGTTAAGATAGCGGTTAATAGTGTCCTCGATTTCTTTCTTTGCGTGAGAGAAAAGCAACTCACCACTTAAAACTGCATAGGTAGTAGATACACCATCGTTTGATTGAGTAGATACTTGTGCGTTGACATTGATACCACCAGCGTTTGTACCTTGAGGTGTGATAAGATTTTGTTTTGCGGCAACTAAACTAATCAGTTGATACATACAAATCTTAACACGCTCCATTACATCTTCTGTACGCCACTCTTCTTTCCAAAGACGATTGAATGTGTACCAATCAATATATCCCTGTGCGTCAAGAACAAGAGTATCAAAGAGGGTTTCGTCAAGCGTACCACCCATTTCTGAATACTCATCATAAGTCAAGTAGTATACCATCTGAAACCCCCTTTAATATCTTAAATGTTCAACTCAAAGACTTATTAGCCAAGAGAGATAATTCTTGCAATCGGGATAGCCTTGAGACTGATATAAGACTTTGTACCCTGCTCGTTGCTATTAACGAGTTCCCAGTTAGCACCGATTTCGAGTTCGTCATCCGTAGGAGACAGACTCTGCATAGAATACTTTGTGAAAGAGATACCATAAGGTGCAAAGCACTTTCTCTGACGAGAATAGAGTGTGTCCTGACCACCGTTTGTCTTAGGGTCTCTGCTCATTTCGTAAGGTACCTTAGCACCGCAGTTTGTGTACTCAATAGCGCCATCACCAAATACATAAGTAATGTACTTAGGTGTATTAGCAGGCTCAGTTGTAGTAGCGGGTGTGATTGTACCAGCAACGGAATTTGTTGTGCATACAGGCTCACCTGTGCCATACTTACCAGACTTCTCTGTAAGAGTAAGAACTGCATTAGTACGAGATACAGTATATCTCTCATCAGAACCAAGAGCGCTTGCAAGAGCCGTAGCAACCGCGGTAGGTGTCTGTGTATCACCAACTGTTACTTCCTCACCAGCAACAGAGAACTTCTCACCTGTTACAACAGTACCACCGATTGTTACTGTGTAAACGCCAGCGGCAGTATAGTTGTCGATTGTAGGCATACTATCATCTACCATAACAAGTCTGCCGTTGAGTGTACCGATTGAGAGGTCTCTCTGGAGACCATTTGCGTCATTGTACTTGAGGTAAACGAGCAACTTGAGGTTCTCAAGGTTTGTAGCAACGAAAGAGTGCATAATTGCCATTGAGAACTTACCCTTGTGGTCACCACAAGCCTTCTGAATTGCAGTATTGAGCGTTGTGCCATCCATATAACCGGCAACACCCTCTGTGTTTGTTGCAGAGGATACGTCGTGTGTATGAGTTGAAACAAACTTTGCACCCTCTGTATCACTCATCTTAAATACACCATTAAGAATGTGTACGAGTGTGTCTTGGTCAATCTCATCCCAATACTCTGAAATCTGTTGAGCGATATTCTCCATAAAGTCTACGCCACCAGTAATGTCGTAGGAGAAGTCTCTCTCTGTCCAAGAATTAGCACGACCAACAACAACTCTTGAATGAGAGAATGTCTTTGTTGAGTGTGTATCAATGTTTGTCTCACCGTCATAGTTGACAGGTGCAGAACCGATAAGACCCTTCAGCGGTGTAGTAATGTAGTTACCACCAACCTGGTCTGCCATTGCGCCTGCGAGGTCCTGACGCTGAACGATTGCTCTTGACTTCAAAAGTTCGTTCAGTTTAGTATTAGGAATACGGTCCATATACTTCTGGAACACTTCGCCGTTAAAAATCTTTGCGTTAAAAAGTTCCGACATTTTTCTTTCCTCCTGTTTTAATGTCTGTTAAATATTACCGAGATTGTTCATTTGCCGCCATCATCAACTCTGTAAGCGTTGGTGTCTTGGGCGGAGTAGTTCCCGGTGTGCTACTCACGAATTGAGGTTTGCTCGCATTGTTTGTTGCGGGCGGAGTAGGCTCTGTCTTGGTAACAAATGCGTCTGTGTTCTTTTCTTCATAGACCTTCTTAAAGTCATCTGCACCAATAATAGCGTCCTCTTTCATTTTAAGATTTTCGGCCTTCATTTCACGAATGAAATCTCTCTTGGCGGCTTGGCTCGAAAACTCTAAACTGTTTGCGTATTCCTTAATAGCAAAATCATACTTCTGCTCTGCGAGTTTTTCTTGATAAGCCTGCATATCAGTTGTGTACTTGTTCTGCAAAGTATCAAAACTTGTTTGGAGTTCTGCCAACTTTGAGGTGTCTGTACCCGCCTCTTTTAACTTTGCTTGCAAGTCCGCAAGGTCCTTATCTCTCTGGGCAATAGTGTCATTAAGTTGTGTGATTGAACTATCCTTTGAACCAAGGTCATCATCATACTTCGACTTGCTGACATACTTACCTTCGGAAAGGTCTGCAAACTTAACATTGGACTGCTTTGAGATTTCCTCAAACTGTTCAAAAGTTAAAGTGCCGTTCTCTGCCTTGTCAAAAATCTCTTTGATGTTCACGAAAATTTCCTCCTAAAGAACAATCTTTTATATCCGCTTTATTTGTAATGTCGCAGTCGCGGTCTGCGTTGATTGTACCCAAGTTTTAAGGTCTTTGGGTGCGACTATATAATAAAGGCTTAATGCCAGTATTACCATTAGGAGTGGCTGAAAATGAAAATGATAATCATTCTCAATTTCACACATTCATATTATAATATATAGAGGTAAAAGTCAACATTAGTTATAATCTTTCACCCTAATCCTTTCGAGTTTTGCTGATATTCCACATTTTTGACTGAATTGTTTATACTGCGTTGTTAAAGCACCAACTCTATTTCTTGCCTGGGCCATCATACCTTTGTTATTAAGTGCTTTACCATATAAATATTTTTCTTTTGCTCGCCTAATTTCACGCTCATACCGGCGTTGAACTTGGGTACATTCGTATAAAGTTCTATGCTTACCCTTGGCGTCAGTGTACCCACGCTCATTATCTGCTAAAATTTTATCTAATTGCTTTTGTGTATATGTTGGCTCTGTGCCCTTCTTTATTCGCATAAAGTAGTGTCTACAATTCCACTGTCCAATATTACGCTCAAACCCCACATACTTGTTACCCTGCAAGTCCTTAAAATCTTCACCGGACTGCATTTTCTCCACATCTTCGAGCGAGTATTGATGACCTTGCGCAGGTGCGTGGTCTGGTGCCGGATAGATATGAGCAGACAATTCAACGGCATTTGCGCCGAACTGTTTACCCATAATGTCTTGCATTTTATTTATGAGATTTTTCATACTATCAAGCACATTAAATCTAATCGTGTTATTTGCGCTTGTAACGTCTTTGGCACTGTCAGATGAGTTATCTGTTAGATAACGTATTCCGCTATCAAATAACTGCGTTTCTGTGCGTTTTAACGCTATTGTACGCATATCGTCAGACAGAGACTTATAACTTAATGCCTCTTGCATTACTGAACGATACGTTTTTTCGAGGTCGTATGCTTTAAGAACTGCGGGTGTTTTCAAATCACGAATAACAAATACAGGGTTCTGTACGGCCTTGACCAAACTCTTTTCTGACAGACGAACAATCTTGGTTACGGCGTCATTAAGGGTCTTGTTCATCTTTAATTCCAGTTGTTCTTCATAGAACCTCAAACTTTCGAGATAAACAATAACTGCAATCCACCAAAAATCTTCTCTAATACGCTTTCTTTGGTCAGACACATACTTTCCGTATATCTCGTTAATCTTGGTAATATCTTCTTGCATTACCTTTTCTCTATCAAGCGTATTGAGATTATCAAAATCGGCAATCTTGCTTAATCTGTCCGCAATTATTTTAATCACGGACATATTAAACTCGTCTTGCCGACTTGTGTACCTGTATAAAAGTCTGTCAAACTGTTCGTCAGTAATCATTTGTCGCTATACTGATTATCGCCACTCTTGAAGTTGTTATTGCCGTTCTCGTCTTTTGGACTTTCCTCTTTCTTGCTCTCCGGTGTTTGTCCTAGCATATCCATTTCTGCGATATTTTGCTGGACACTTTCCAAACTCTCCTCTTGAACACGCATAAGTGCCTCTCTCGCCTGTCTCTCGGTCTCTCCGAAGTACCACATACGAGTTTCAAGTTTACTTGCAATACCATTCTGAATTAACATCAAACGCTTGGTAAGTTCCGTGTCAGTGTCGTTAATGATACTGTCATCCCATTCAAAGGAGACTTCGTACTCACCTTCTGCGGTAATCTCATAGAGGTCGCAGTAAACATTCATAACATAGATTGCGTCCTTTAACATCTTTTCTGTTGCCTTTTGGATATGAGCATTAGTTTCATAACTACGAACACGCAACATTCTCAATTCGGTAGCAGTCTTTGCCTCACTAACAACATCAGAAAGAGTACCACGAGAAATACCCGCACCGTCCTCAATTCTCATTAAGATACAGTTAAGTCCGTTAATAATAGACTGGTCTCTTAATGTTGGTGCAAATACTTCATAAGTATTTTCTTCGTTAAGGTCAACCTTACGAAACAGTCTGTTTTGTAATCTACTCATAACAGATTTTCCACTGTCGGGGTTATTAGGGTCTGTTTGCCAAGCAAGAGCATTTCTATCAATATCAATGGCAAGTTCACCGCCCTCAAACTCCCAAAGAAGTCTTGAATACTGCTTATCTGCCTCTTTAATAAGCCACTTGACCTTATCAAAGCCACTAACTCCGAGAGGAGAGTGTGTATCAATCGTATTGGCCTCTGGCATTTTGAAGTAAGCGAAAAGCAATCTGTTTACATTCTCTATGACAGTTTCAGAGGAAAGCATAGCCCATTCAGGCACTTCACTTAACGGTATTTCTTGTCCAAGATTGTCTAACTTTCCAGTAGCGACTGCGTTTGACTTAAACGCTCTGTTGATAACTGTTACGCTATTATCTTCAAGTTTGTGGTATTCAAGTCTGCTATACACAACATCTTTGTCAATCTTACGCTGAATAAAAGCCGCCTCTGTAATCTTTCCGCTACTATCAAAAGCGAGCGGATAAAACTCATTCGCCTGGATAAAGTCAAACTCGATTTCATAGCCATCCTTACTCTCTGTTTGAGTAATTTCGCCTGTCATCATATCTGTTTCCTGATGTAGCGTCTGACCACCGTGCTTAACGACATACGGCTTAACAACAAGTCCACCCTTTGCAATACCGTATTCGAGTTGAATACGCAGAGCGTCCTTTAACTTCTCATACTGCTTATTAAGAAACTCCGCTCTTTCTGTATTTCCTTTAGGAATATCTTTTGTAATAAGATGATTTGCAAGCATAGGCTCGGGTTTTCCATCCGTGCCAATATTATCTGCTTGCATATAGTTAGGGGTAGCAGGCTCAATATCAAGAATTGGAGTAGTAATTTCACTCTCAAACTCAATCAGCGCCGTTCTTGCCTTTTCACTCGCAATAAGTTGAGGCAGTCCAAGAGATTTTACCGCAGAGGGGTCCTCATCTGTTGGCTCTTTCAACCAGGGTGACCGGCCTTCGTACATAGCAGTCCACAACTCAATAGCGTTTACCATCTCATTGGACATTGTGGGTTTAATCTTTAATACTTCTTCAATAGTCTGTTTACCAATCATTTTATTAAATATCCCCCTTACTTTCGTGGTGATTGTGTTCCATATACTCATACTCTACCTCGTTTTTTCTTCTTAAAATCAGTTTGTTCTGATTTTTTGTTTACTGTTATTAAACCGTTTGCCCTTGTTAGCGAAATCGAGTAATTATCTCCTACTATTCGTGCGTTTTCGCTATGTATCTCACCGTAAAGTCCAGTTCGTGTGAGTTCTCCTGCAATTCGATTAGCCGCCCTTGCCGAGTTTAGTTCGTCAAAGTTCGGATAATTATCCTTATAATTCAAAATTGCAGTCACAACGGCAGTATACCCAAATTCCTTTGGATAAATACGGGAGGCTCTGTCTTTCTTGGTAACATCTTGACGCTCCTCTTTCGTTGCTAAACCATAATATCGTGCTTTATTTGCCATTATTCTTCTCCTTGCTCACCTTTTGCCTGCTGATAGTGTATGTAGTGAACAGGACCAGGATAATCGTCAAAAATGTGTCCAAACATTAAGACTTCTTTTGGTTGTAATCGTGTGAGCATTTCCTTATATCCACGCATATAATTTTCACGCAATTCCTTGTCTCGCATAATTCCAACATTAGAAACTGCAACAATTCCACCTTCGGGCTCACCATCAAAGCACCAATCGTAATCTTCCGGCTTACCCCACTCTATTGTAGGTATTACAGTTGCACCCATTTCTTGCCAATAAGCACCGCACCAGTGCTTTCGGTAGTGATTAAATACTCTAACGGCTTTGGGAAAATCAAGATAAGTTGAGAAATCGGGCGACATTATCGCTCCAAACTCATTAAAAACCTTTGAAAAACGCCAAGGATAGTTCCAAACACGCTCAAATTGATAATCGTCTATGTAAAAATGAACACCCGTTGTCTCTCGTTGCTTTTTTGTAGTCGATACGAAGTTAAACCCTATCCAATCTTTAACATAGAGTTCTGTAATGGGCTTAATCTGAGGTATATGATACTCACCAACACCATCAAACGCCATAGTCAGTAAGTTTAGATACTCGCTCATACTACAAGTCTATCACTTTTGTAGATAGGTGTAAATATATTAGTTGCCTCGGCGGTTACAATAGT